CTTGGAGGAAGTTCGTTGTCGTTTAAATTCTTTACAACAAATCGGACAATGCTCTACAGTACCTAAAAAAGGACGACCGCCTACTCCAGGACGTTTTTTACCATAGTTAGTAAATACATGCCCAAGACTGATTCCTGGGGTTAATTCTTTAGTCATAATCCAGTCAAAGCCCCTTTCTCCTGGGGGTTTATGCGATAGCCATTTATGATCCCCAGTAGCCCTAACTTTTGACCCGTCTTCAAGTACTATTTCATAAACATCAGTAACGCCTACTAGCGTGCTTTTGACAACGTCTTTATATTCTAGCGCATTAGTGTTCGGCACTATCGATAGTACTTTGGGCCGGGTACGTACAACCTCATCCATTCGCATGCTTCCACGATCGGTCTGTATTAGTGTATCCCCAGTCAAACACCAGTCGTGTACCCGCCACTGGGTATCACCCAAGTGCGGTACAAACAGGCCCCGTATTAGTGGCCCTAGGAACGGATCGTGTGCTGAGATGTTCTGCAAATTAGGATCAGAACTCGCGAATCGACCACTCACTGTGCCCCCGTCATCACTACGGAGGGGGTGGAAAGAGGCGTGTATAATGCTCTCGTGTTGATGCCCAAAAATGTAGCCGTCAATAAACGTACCCTTGGCCTTGTCCATCTTGCGAGCTTGCCGCACCAACCCTGCCAACTCTGACTGATGGTTTTCTAGCCAAGTAGCGGTAAAAGATGGAGCCTTGGATTTAGGCGTAGTAGGATAACTGATGCCCATTTTATCAAATGCCTGAGCAATAGACGCTGCTGCCCAAATATCAACTCTCACTCCAGCCAGAGATTTAATACGAGACACGGCCTCTAAGCGCTTAGCATCTAGAAGTGCCTTGGCCGCATTCGCCTTATCTAGATCAACTCTAACTCCACGACGACGCATAGCCAATAGCATGGGTATGAGCTTACACTCCATCTCAAATAAGCTGGTCAGCCCCTCCTGTTCCAGCTGCACCTTCTGTAGCTCCCAAATTCTGAGGGGCAGGTCAACGTCACCCTCAGCATAAGGCCCCATTAACCGAGCCGGGGCACGATAATAATTCTTGGCCTGAGCCTTACGGGTAGCCGGACCACCATATGCCATGCTGAGCCACTTGTGTAATACCTCGTCAGATTTGCCCTCGCCCAGGTACTGTCGCCCTAGGTTTTCTAGAGCATAACTGAAGGCATGTTCATTCAGCAACGGCTCCGCATACTGTACGTCTATCAGCGGCCCCTTAACCTCCACCCCCTCAGTAGCCAGCCACCCCAAATCATAAAGCAAGTTGGCCCCCACTTTGGGCTGGTGTACCCTTCCCAGCTCATCCTTAGCCCACTGCATCACCATGGCCGGGTTCATGTTACCCCCACCCACCTCATGACGCATAGGAAAGTACCAACGATGTCCATCGTCCGTGCCCACTGCCAAGCCTACGATGTGTCCGTCCCCTCTGCAATCCCCCGCGCCCTTTTCTTTCAGGTGAGGGTCTTTGGTCTCTGTGTCTATGCAAATTAGCTTAGCGGCATCTAGACGTGGAAATTCATCAGGGGTTCGCCACCCTGTGTCTGGGATGGGAACCATCTGTTCAGGGGTGAATAACGACCGCTGTTCCATCAGTCCTGTTTCACGTAGTTGGCGGTAGGCTCACCCTGCTCCTCATCTAGCCAACTCCCAGGGTCGTACAAACAGTGCCCCTGCTCTACCAGCTCAACGTACTTGTCTAGGAAGTGCCGTGCCTTATACAGGTCTGTCACACCGTTCTTGCGCTTCCAACGGTCCGTGTACTTGGTGATTTGGTACTGGAACGGGTCATATCCCTGCTGGGCAGCAAAATCCCAGTGCTGTACAGCACGACCGCCGTAATGGCTTCCACCCACCTGGTGGTCGTTAGCGTTGGGGAGTGGTGTGGTTTCATCTACAAGAGGCACGGAACGTGCATCATTCCGCGTTTTATCCAGTATGTTGTGTAAATATAGAATGATTTCCCCGCGAAATTCAGGACACTCATACCCAGTGCTCGTATTAATACCTGTGGCTATGCACAAGCTATGCGTGATGGCCTGTACAACTTCCTGGAAATCCTCAGAAGACACTGCGTCTTTGCCACCGGTTAACACGCACGAATCAACAAGATCCTGTACCCGCTGTTTCCTTAAGTTGCCTGTGATGTCGCCTACAAAAATATTCATAATGCTTCTCGCTGTGTTATTAGATGGTTGAGTATTTGTTGCCCCACGAGGTGTTGCTCCATCGACTCTAGAAACTTAACCCCATTATTAAACATGACCGCTGCATGGCCATTACCGTAACGAAGTTGATCCAAGACGTAGTACAGAAACTCCAGCATATCGGCCCACTTTAATACTAGCTGTTCCCAATCATATAGACCATCTAGATCGTGGTGAAGACAAAACTCCTCATTGAATATTCGCTCAGCTACGTCTAGTCCCGCCTTCAGGTTAGGGTGCTGCCACTTAGTTGGGGCCGGGGTATCACCGGTGACCAGCTCCGCTATATCATGAAATAAGGCCGCTTTTAACAGTTTGCAAGAAGGTTTACCCTGTTCCATGGCCGTTACCAACATGGCCACTCCAAAGGAGTGCTCCGCTACCGTTTGAGTACCCACCGTCTTAACAGTGTGGAACCGTTTAACATGCCCTCCGGGTAGGACATTGTGCAACCACTTGACCGGATCTTCAACAATCATTTCGCTCTCCTTTCCAACCACTCCACGCAAGCCAACTGCCAATCAGTCGCCTGGACCGTCTCTGCCTCAGAAATCGCACAATCAAATTGCCTCAGCTTATAGTACCCCCAGGATCGAACCATCGGTTCTGCTACTTCTTCAAAAAATGCATTGTGGTAAAACGCGTCTCCAGCACAGCTAACACCACCCCCCATAAACATCTGAAGATCGTCATCAAACGCAGCAGGCTCCGTCATGAATGGGTAGGGTTCTACAGTGCCCCATTTATAAGGATCTATGGTGCCTGCTGGCTCTATGTCTGAGCACTTGTCCCAAATCGCCTTCCCCGGCCCCTCAGTATACACGTGATAGGAGTCGCTCACCTGTCGATACTCGCCCACGCCCACGTCTAACCGCCCAGCCAGGTACTCCTGAATCATGGAGAATTGTACCGCGTTAGCTCCATAGGCCCCCCAAATAATGTCGTTGCTGCGGTTAGCTACCGATATATGCAGCTTGTCGTCGCGAATCTTGAGGAACACCATCGAATTACATGGAATATCCTTGCCCTGGTGATTCAGGTCAAGTTGTGAATCCCAAATTTGCAGTACTGCCCGACGGGTATGCGGCTCCCGGATCAATAGATCAATAACAGGCTCTATCTGATCCTTTAGCCGATAGCCGTAGGCCGCATGAAACGACTTTCCATCATCACTATAATTGGCTATCTGGGCATTGTACCGGGCTATCCACTCAACGTCCTTGCGGCCCGCTAAGATCCACAAAGCTTCCATGAGATGGAAAAATGGGTTAGCGTCCCGGCGCGGGTCAAACATTACCCGTTCCTGGGGTTTACGAAAAACCGTGCAAACAGGCTCAGGGTATTCCAGCGTGGCCGCATCCCTGGGGGTAATAGCCCGATGCATTTCACGGATATGAAAAAGCCCTAGCGGCAGGGCTTCATTGACGTTACGTGCTCGAATCACTTTCATAACATAATTTCTCGCATAAATCTTCAGTTATTGTTTGACCACTTGACAGTGCCTGGGCCACTAGCGGGTACAGTTTTTTCAGTGCTTTACTGCGGGTGGGATGCTCCGCAGTGACCCCCCATTTCGGTAGATGAGCAACCCCGGTCGTCTTGTCTGTGTATCCAGGTGTGCGGTACATATGATATAGCCTGTTGCCTATACCCGCATCCCCAGCGTAGACCGCCGCTTCCCGCCTCTGTACCCCCATCAATTCCCAACAACCTTGCCAATACTTAGCAAACCCAGGATAGCGCGCCTGGAAATATTTTTCAATTTCTGTGGATCTTATACCTAGCTCTTTGCTCCACAGCTGCTCTCGTTCTAAATCAGCATCCGTTAGGCCCAGATAACTGGTGGCCCAATAATGCACCACACACTTAGCCACCCGACCCATGGGATCTTGGCTCCAGTCAAATTTCTTGGTACCCGGGACACTGCCTGAATATTGGCCTACTTGCCTGCAGTGCTTTGTACCATCAAACCTGAATTGTCTAGTCATTGTTTACCCCTCTTTATTAGATACTTCAAAGCCCACTCACCTGCGTGTTGGTGGCACAGCTCAGTACCATTTATCTTGATTCTAGCTACCCGGCCACACCGCTGTTGCTCTTTATCAAAATAACCGGTGCCTGTAGATTTAACCGACTTGCTGCAACGGGGTGCCAATAAAAACTCAGGACGGTGAGCCGGCGGAACTGGGATATTCTCAATCAGCACTTCCGGGATATCTTGATCGTGGTCTGCCTTCACCATTCTTCACCCTCAAATGTTTGTCGCACTCACATAAAATATTCTCAATCATATGAATCTCATAGTTGGGAACCACGTTATGCATCCCCAGACTCAACCCCTCTGCATACAATACCTGTATTTCTTCCAGCGCCTGCTGCTGTGATACCGTAGACTTCAGTGGCCGTCCTGCCAGACGATTCAGCCCACGCATAGCCCCTGGGCCAGCAAAACAGAAGCTATTCCAATCAGTAGCATGGCGCAATACTGGGGTGTATTTCAAATCAGTGAGTATCTGATCTACCATGAACCCGCCCATGCCGAAGAATTTCACTAAGTAGGTCTGTGCCTCTTCCAAAGAGTTCCTACCCAATACCATAGCGACATCTTCTCTGGCCGCCCACAACGGCGTGAATACCTTGTGCGCCAGATATTCGTGCTTAGTCGCTAGGCCACCTTGTACATCCCCACGTACCATGTAGGCCCCGGTATAGCACTTTTGTCCGTTGGCTTGACGAGCAGCCATAACCTCGGTGAACCTAGCAGGCTCCCAACGATGGAAATACCCCAGTTCTTTCAAAGTGTCCGGCCAATTAATGAACCGAGCGATAGCCAAGTTGAACCACAAGGCCGGATCTCTCATATACAGCTGGCGGATATTCTTACGAATCCACTGGGTCACAGTGTCAAGCTCCCGATCCACGTTAGTGAACCGATAATCACGCAATATCGGGTCTTGAGTCCAAGGCTTGGGCTCACCTGCCATGCGCCGCTCATAGATTGCCTGGCGCTCCCTCAAGAAGTACCACAGTGGTTCTGAATTCATAGCCCCAACAACTCCCGTGCGCGCCAAAATGGGCTGGTGTAGTCTATCCACTCCACTCGTAGTTTGTCATCAATTAGCTTTTGGCTAACCCGACGCATATCGTTCCACTTATCAGTGGTATTTTTAGGATTTAGTGGTTTCATGTTACCCCGCGCTTCACGTCGCGCACGCACTCGGTCAAGGCAGACTTCCAAGGGGGTGTCTAGGAACAGAAATACAAAATCTTCTTCCCCTAACTCCCGCGCCAGGTCACGATACCGGCTGTGTAAGTGAGATATCAACAGGCCTTCAAAGACCACGTTGCCCAGTTTACTGAAGTGGCGCACTCTGTTACAGATTTCATTCTGGGTCTTCACCCCGTCACAGCCCCCACAGGCCGTTTCATATCGCCCTATGATATAAGTGTCTGGCTTCCCATCTACCCCGGGGATGCGATAGTTTTCTACACGCCCCTTTTCATTGGGTAAGGGCTCTGCATTATCGCCCATTAACGCACGCACTACGGTAGATTTACCACAGCCACTGGTGCCCCTAATATTGATAATTGTCATAGTAACTCCTAACGTGTTATAAAACAACGGTTACTCGATCCGGCGACCTCTTCACCCCTGTATTTGCTCTAGGAGCGCTGAGGTATCGTCGTCGCGCCCATCTATATCCAGGCTCTCTGACCTACCATAACATCTAGGAACCCCGCGAATAAACATAACGAATCCGGCAGAAAGGATGTCCCCTCTACCCAAAAAGGCTCCAACATCGCTATGAAGCACGGTGTTCGAATTAGGGAACAAGAAGAACCCTTTTGATGCATGTCTCACATATTTCATAGCCGTATTATATCTCCCAACTCCTATCGTTTTCAAAACATGGCCACTCGTGATCCATCATAACCACCTGCCCGGTGTCTCTAAAATGGTTTTGCTTTGCGGCCTT